TCAGAAATCGCCCATGCCTGACCGGTACTTGACCCGGCCGACGATGTCGATGTGTTCGAGCTGCTCGGGTGCCACGATGAACGGATCGTGCTTCTCCTTGTTGTCGCTGACCACCCGGATTGAGCCGTCGGGCAGGCGGAACAACCGCTTCACCAGCATCTCGCCGCAGTACACCAGCGCGAACACACCGCCGCCCGTGGGGATGCGCCGGTCCGCCTTATCGACGACCACCGTGTCGTCATCAAAGAGGCGCGGCTCCATGCTGTCGCCACGCACCTTCACCGCCACCAGGTGTTTGGGACTGGCGTCCAGCCGGCGGACGTAATCGGCCTGGAACGGCAGGGGTTCCTTCTCTTCAACGTGCCACGTTTCTCGCCCATTGCCGGCTGAAAGCGCCACGTCGACGTGCGTAATCAGGATCGTCGTCTCGGCCGGCAGTTCGTCCAGGCTGTTGTACGTGGTGATGGGGCGTGCGGGAAAGCCTTTGCTGTGGGCCGAAGCGCCAGCGCTCGTGCGTACCACGTCGCCAGCGCTGCCGCCTGCAGCATGCGCGGCGGCATCGGAGAAGGGCGTGTCCATCACGCGGTCGGCAAACCCCAGCTTCTTCTCAAGGCGGCGCGCGGCAATGTCGCCGATGCTGCGGCCATCCTGGTAGGTGCGCGAGAGAAACTGTGCCACCTGCGAACGCGAATACCCGTACAGACGCTCGAACGCCGAGCGGTCTCCGTTGACGAGGGTCTGGATCCAGTAGGTCAGCCACTGGCGGCGGTTGTCGTAGATGTCCATGGGTCGCATTAGAGCAAGAAATTTCTAATTTGTGTATTAGAAGTGTCTTGACGCAACAGTTTAGAACAATCTAAACTTCCCTGCATCGACCGGCCTCCCGCTTGCTGGAGGCGCCGCGGCCGATCCGAATCTTGTTCAATCCGCGCGCCACCCCGCGCCGACTGGAGCCTCTTTCCATGACTGTCACCCAAACTTCGATGGATGCTTTTCGACGTGGCCGCACCACGTCCACGGCCAAGCTGCAGTGCGATCGCATTGCCGACTACGTGGCACGCAGCGGCACCGCCACGATTGCCGAAATCGCGCAGGCGCTGCGCATTGAAAAGTCGAGCGTCTCTGCACGCCGCAGCGAATTGATCGCCGCCAAGCGGCTGGAGCTGGATGAGGAGCGCAAGTGCGGCGTCACAGGCCGCTGGGTGCAATCGGTGCGTGCGGCGCCCGCGCAGGTGCGCGTCTTTCAATAGGCGCATGCGCCGTCGCGTTCTTGCGCTGTCTGCAGTGGGCAACGCGGCAGCGCGAAGCCGATTGACGCACGCCGATATCGCTATCAACAAGCACTGAACATACGAGGACAAGGGACATGGGAATCGAAGACCGTCTGGAGAACTGGAGTCGCGTGGTGCGCGACCCAAGCTGGCAACCGCAGTACTGCGCATCGTGGGCACGCCTGGCCGTTGCCATGCGCGATGCGGAAAGCGGCGCGCCGCAGGCCATCGTCAGCATCGATGTGAACGACGGCTGGCTGGTGGAGCACGCCTGGCAGAAAATTGCTGACCCTGTAGCAAAGCGCTTGCTGCAGTATCACTACGTGCATCGCATGCCGGCAGAGATGGTGTGCCGCATTCTCGTGCGCAAGTACGGCGCGTCGCCGCATACGCTCAAGCACTGGAAGGTGCGGCTTGCGAAGGCGCAGTCGATCATGTCGCACGTCATCGATTCGGAGGTCGCTCGCGCGCAGATGACGAAGGCCGTGCGTGCTGCAGCCAAGGCCGCAGCGGCGGCTCCGATGGCCGCCTGAAAATTTTTCTGATTTTTTTCTTCAGCCCCCTTGCACCGTTTATATCCCCTTCGTATTCTGTTTCCCAGATGTTCGATTGCCCTCGCGGCGTAACCGGTTCAGACCGAGACATGCACCCCACTGGGGTGCATTGACTTACCCAGACGAAGCGCAGACGTAGCGAAGAAAAGCCCGCCACCCAGCGGGCTTTTTTGTTTCTCCGCTTTGCATCACTGATGCACTTGCACGCAACACCTGCCTCGACGTCACTGCACGGTGACCATCCGATCGGGGCCGTTTCAAACCTGGATGCAACTCACTCGATCGATCACGCATTCCTGCGCGCATCGATGAAGGCGCTTGTCTTATGGCAGATCTCTCCGATGTTTCCAATGCACTCGTCACGCTCGTCACCGGCGTGGTTTATCCGAACGGAATCAGCCAGCCGTCGATCACGGGCAATCCGGTGGTGGTCTACAGCGGCTGGCCCAACATGACGCAACTGAAGACCGACCTGCAGGCCAACAAGGCGCACGTCTCGGTCTTTCCGATCACGAGCCATCAACGGCATGCGAACACCGCGTTCTCCGACTGGACCGTGGCCACACCGCCGGCCAACACGCTGGCCTTGAGCGTAGCCGCACAAACCGTCATGGTGAACGGCACCGTCAGCACGCCGCAGAACGTTGTGCTGCTCGTGGATGGCCGGGCGTATGCCTACGCCGCGCAGGCCAGCGATACGCCGGCCAACATCGCGGCGGCGCTCGCTGCGCTGGTGGCGGTCGATCAACCGGCAACGGCTGCTGACACGTCGATCACCATTCCGAATGCGACGTATATCTCGCCGCGCGTGGGTGGCATCGGGACCGTGCAGCGCGAGACGCGCAGGCAAGAGCGCACGTTCCTGATCTCGACGTGGGCGAATGGCGGCGCGCCGCGCGACGTCATTGCCGGCAAGGTCGATTCGGTGCTCTCGGGCATCGTGCGCTTGACGTTGCCCGACCAGGGCGCCGCGCTGCGCTACAAGCGCGGCCATCAGCATGACGATCTGACCAATGGCATCTACCGGCGTGACCTGCGGTACGCCGTGGAGTACGCAACCATCGTGACCGACACGGCCTACCAGATTGCGACGGGGGCGGAGAACGTGACGGCCGGTGCCTCGATGGGCGCACAGTTTCCTGTTCGGTCCATCGTGCAGTAATCGAAGTCAACCAACCGCGCCGCCCCTAATCATTCGGGCGGTTTTTTATTGCCGGCCGCCTTTGTGCGGCCATTTTGTTTTCTCACTTGGAGGCACGCATGCCGATCGTCCAGCAGGGCAGCATCAATACCACTGCTCTCATCGTTCCGGACCTGTACGTCCAGATTGTTCCGCCGCAGGTCACCTTGCTCAACGGCGTTCCCACCAACGTGCTCGGCGTGGTCGGCACGGCCAGCTGGGGTCCCGTCAACTCGCCGACGCTGATCGGCAACATGGCCATGTACGCGCAGACGTTCGGCGCGATCCAGAACCGCACCTACGACATGGGCACTGCGGTGGCCGTGGCAGTGCAACAGGGCGCCAACAACTTCCGCTGCGTGCGCGTGACCGACGGCACCGACACCGCTGCCACGGTGGTCGCCCAGACCAACGGCGTGACGTTCACCGCCAAGTACACGGGCTCGCTGGGCAACACTGTCACGGTGGCGCTGTCGGCGGGCTCGGCAGCCAACACGTGGAAAGTGACCGTGGCCGCGCCCACGCTGGCGCCGGAAGTGTTCGACAACATCGGTGCAGGCCAGACCGGCAATGCGCTGTGGGTGGCGATCGCCAACGCCATCAACAACGGCGTCAGCGTGATGCGCGGCGCTTCACAAATCATCACTGCCACCGCGGGCGCGAGCACCACCGCCCCGACGGCCGCCACGCTGCAACTGGCGGGCGGTACCGATGGCGCGGCCACCATCACCGGCGCTGTGTTGCTCGGCCAGGACACCGTACCGCGCAAGGGCATGTACGCGCTGCGCAACCAAGGCGTGTCGATCGCCATGCTGGCCGACTGCGCCGATGCGACGACCTGGCCGACGCAGGTGGCGTTTGGCCTGTCCGAAGGCATCTACATGATCGGCACGGGCCCGAGCGGCGACACCATCGCCAACGCCGTGACGGCCAAGAGCACTGCGGGCATCGATTCGTACGCCTTCAAGCTGCTGTTTGGCGATTGGGTGTACTGGCTCGATACCGTCAACGGTGTGACGCGCCTGGTGTCGCCGCAAGGGTTTGTCGCGGGCCTGCTGGCCAACCTGTCCCCGCAGAACAGCAGCCTGAACAAGCAGATCTACGGCGTGGTGGGTACGCAGAAGACGTTCGCGAACCAGAGCTACAGCTCGGCTGAGCTGCAAGCGCTGATCCAGGCGGGCATTGATGTGGTGACGAATCCGGTGCCGGGCGGCGCGTACTTCGGTTGCCGCGCGGGGCACAACACCAGCTCGAACGCGCTCACACAGGGCGACAACTACACGCGCATGACCAACTACATCGCCAGCACGATCAACGCGGGCATGGGCAAGTACGTCGGCCAGCTGCAGTCGGCCACGGTGCGCGCGCAGGCGGCGGCCACGCTGTCGAACTTCCTCAGCTCGATGGAGCAGCAAGGGATGATCGGCGCGGTCAATGGCGGCCCGGCGTTCTCGGTGCAGATCGATGCGAACAACAACCCCATGAACCGCGTGGCGCTGGGGTACATGCAGGCCGACGTGAAGGTGGTCTACCTGTCGGTCATCGAGAAGTTCCTGGTGAACGTGGAAGGCTCGCAAGCCACGGTGATCCGCACTTCGACTGCGAATCAGTAATCCACCTGATACCTGTCAATCAACCTTCTGGCCTCGCACGGCGCGAGGCCATTTCTTTTGGAGAACGTTATGCCGATTCAAGGCTACTCCGTCGGCCGCGACTACACGCTGGTCATCCAGACCGCAAGCGGCACGCTGCAACCGAACAAGATCACGGCTTTCAAGAGCAAGCAGGACGTGACCGACGTGCGCGTCAAGCGCCTGGACGGTATTACCGACCACGTGCGCTTCTTCGACGGCTGGTCAGGTTCGTTCGACGTAGAGCGCCAGGACGCCACGCTCGACAACTACTTCGCGCAACTCGAAGCGGGCTATTACGCAGGCGTGAACGAAGCCCCCGCGCAGATCTACGAAACGATTCAGGAAGCCAATGGCTCGGTCTCGCAGTTCCGCTATGACGGCGTGCTCATGACGCTGGCCGATGCCGGCAACCGCGCGGGCGATGCCACCATCAAGCAATCCGTCAACTTCGTGGCTTCGCGCCGCATCAAGGTGTCCTGATGACCAACGTGACCATCACTCCGTCTGAACAGATCATCAAGGCCGCTGCGAAAGAAGCGGTGGTCGACGATGCACTGGGCCGCAAGATCACGCTGCGCAAGCCCAGCCCGCTGGCCAATCTGGACTTTGCCAAGGCCGCGGGCGGCAGCGAGCTGAACATGCTCTACCTGGCCGAGGTCGCGCACCTGAAGTTCGTCAGCGCGATCGATGGTGATCCGGTGCCGACGCCTGCCTCGGAAGCCCAGTTGCGTGCGCTGTATCAACGCCTGGGCGAAGAAGGCAACGAAGCCGCGCAGCGCGGTGTGGCGGCCACCTTCCTCAACGTTGCCACGTCGGAGTCCGAGCTAAAAAACTCCTGACGAACGGCCCGTTTCACGAGGCGATGTGGCTCGTGCATAACGGTGTTCCGTTCGACGTGGCGTTTTCGCTGGACGACACCATGCGGCAGGCGATGGCCATCAAATGCAGCGAATTCCATGGCGCGGAGTTCGACCTGAGGACGATGTCTTTCAAGGAGCGCGAATGAACCTCTCGTTGACTGAGATGGTGCGTCGCCTGACCGAATTGGAGGCGCGGGTGCCGGAGGCGTTGTCGCAGGAGCTGGCCGCAGCTGCTGCGGCCATGGAGCAGGCCGCCCGCGCCAAGGCCGTGGAGAGTGCAGCCGCCGCCGGCATGACCGAGGCGGCGCGCGTGAACGCACTGCGTGATTCCATCGGCAGCGAGGTCAAAGGGTTGGAGGCGGCCATCGGCTCCAACGCAAACCAGGCTGTCGTTCTGGAGCTAGGCAGTGCGCAGACGCCACCGCACCCCTTCCTGGCTGTGGTGGCGAGCGAGCACGCCGACGCAGTGCAAAAGAGCGTGGGCGATGTGGTGACGGCGGCGCTGGAGGGCCGCCCGATCGATCCCACCGCAAACGCGCACACGTGAGATCGGTGGCCTCAACAGACGAACAAGGATTCCTATGAGCCTCGATGCTTACAAGATTGGGATACAGATTGCGTTGGTGGATAACGTTTCGCGTGGGTTGCTGGCGATCGCTGCGCAGTTCGAATCCGTCAACAAGAGTGCGGAGAAGCTTGAGACCCGACTGGAGAAGGTCAAAAAGCTGACCGAGTTTGGCACCGGCTTGTTCAAGGCGGGCAACGAAGCCGTCCACATGTGGGACAAGCAGGTGGACGCCGCATCGAAGTACCACGCTGTGCTCGAGCGTATCAGCCGCTTTGACCCTGGCGCCGCAACGGCGAACGAGAAGTTCCTCAGAGGGCTGGACATCAAGGGCATGTCGCTTACCGATGTTGGGCAGCTGTTTGGCGGGGCGCAGACCATTCTGCAGAATTCGACCCAGGCGCAGGATGTGACGAAACTGCTGGCCCAGGCTAGGACGGCCTTTGGCGCGGCAACCGGCGTGAAGGACGGCACGCAACTGGACAGCATGGCGCTCTCTGCGCTCAAGGTTGCACAGATGCGCGACGGTGTGATCGGCGGAGACGGCAAGATCGATACGAAGAAGGTGGAAGAGACCTTCAACATGCTCGTCAATACGGCGATGGCCAGTGGCGGCGGTGTGCTACCGAAGGACTACCTTGAGGCGATGCAGGGAGGCAAGGTGTCCGGCGCACTGAAGCCGTCTGAGGCTGCGGCGTTCGGGCTGAAGCAGTTCATGCAGGCCAATGGCGGCTCGAAGGCGGGCATTGACGCCGTGTCTGCGCTCCAGGGCTGGGCGGTAGGGAATATGCCGGCCACGGTCGCGCATGAGCTTGAGCGCGTCAAGCTGCTGGATTCGAGGGGCGTGCATCGCGACAAGGCTGGGCGCATCACCAGTGTGGATGCGACCGGTATGACGGACGCGCCAGCCTTCATCGAGAATCCGCTTCAGTACGTGACGAGTGTGATCGTGCCGGCGCTGCAGAAAAGCGGATATAGCGGAGATGCTCTCAACACCAAGTTGGGCACCCTGCTCGGCATGAAGGACGAAAAGAACATCCTGGAGCAGCTTCAGCGTGACAAGGAGCGGGCCGGGCTGTATCTCGAGAATGCCCGGAAAGGACCTGGCGCGGTCAAGCTTTACGAGAAGGAAAACGAAGGGTTCGAAGGGAAACTCAAGGACTACGAAGCCAAGAAGACGAACCTCAATATCGCGCTTGGCGAACATGTCCTGCCGTTGGCGATCGCGGGGTTGGCGAAGTTCAATGGCTTGATTGGCAACATTACGCACCTTGCACAGGAGTTTCCGGGAGTGACAACGGCCGTCATGGTGTTTGTCACGGCGTTGAAGTTCATCAAATCGGCCGCTTCAAGTTTGCCGACATTGGGTGGCGAGGCGGGAGGTGGTTTCCTTGGCTCGTCCTTCACAAGGGCGGCTGCAGGATTGTTGACAGGTCCTGTTGCGCGCGTCGTCGGAGCCGGTATGGTCGGCTGGGGAATCGGTACCGCGCTCCGCGGCCCCGCGGACTCGGCAATTCGCTCGATGACAGGCGGCAAGAAGTCCCAGCTTTGGGACTTCATCACTGGAGTGGATAGAACGAAGCTGGTGGCCACAGGCGGTTACACGCAAGCCGAGTTGGATTCGGTGAAGAGCGGTGGAGGCGTGAAGCTAACTGCAGGAGCGCGGGAGCGCCTGGATTCAGGTGAGTTGGGACGTGCCTGGTTCAGACGCTCTATTGCGGGGCCACCACAACCCGAGCAGCGCTCCGACATCAAGCTGGTTCTGAGGGACGGTCGGCTGCTGGCTGACGTTGTGTTTGACCACCTCCAGTCAAATCTGGCGCGCCCGCAGACGGGCGCAAGCGATTTCAACTCTCGCATGAACCTCATGCCCTCTGGACTCTGATCGAACATGCCCGACTTCGCTCTCAAACTCGGAAGTTTCCAGTTCAAAGATTTGGAAGTACCCGAAAGTATCCCGTTTGGAGGGACGCAGAAACTTGCCATGCATGACTTGGTGGGGGGCACGCGCGTCATCGATTCGATGGGGGCGTTCTGCGGCCCCGTCGAATGGTCCGGCTGGCTGCTTGGCAAGGATGCGCTCGCACGCGCCAGAGCACTGGATGACCTGCGTGAACGCGGCGCTTCGTTGCTGCTGCAGTGGTCCGAGATCTACTACGCCGTCGTTATCCGAGACTTCCGCGCGGACTTCCAGCGCTCTTACAAGATCCCTTACAAGATCGCATGCGAAGTGGCCAGTGATTTGTCGAAGTTTGCGGGCAACGACGCAGACCAAAGCATCGATGGCCAGATCAAGAGTGATGCCTCTGCCGTGACGGATATGGGCAGTGCAATTGGCGATAGCACGCTGTCTGGTCTGATCGATTCGGCCAATTCAGCGATCGATACCGTAGCGAGTTTTGCCAACGCGGCGCAGTCAACCCTGAGCAGCGTTCTGCAGCAAGTGACGGCGGTGCGTGATCGCGCTCAAGCCCTGATCGCATCAGCCAACACCATGCTGAAACAGGTCACGACGCTGGGCGGCATCTTGCCGAATAGCCCTGTATCGCAGCAGGTGGAAAAGTTGGCTGGCCAGGTGACTTCCGCATTGAACCTTCCGGTGCTGGTTCAGCTTGACCGCGTTGCCGGCCGCATGCAGAAGAACATCGAGTCGGTCTACAAGAGCGCCAAGCACGTGGTGACGGTCGGTGGCGATCTGATGAAGATGGCAGCCAAGGAATATAACGATGCAATGGCTTGGACCAGCTTGGCCAGGGCCAACCCAGATCTCTTGTGGGACCCCCTGGTGCAAGGTGTCAAAACCCTGATCGTGCCACCGAACAAAGATAGTGCCGGCGGCTTGCCGAAGCCCTAGCGTGTCGCTTTCATTAACCGGACAGCCCCGCAATGCGGGGCTTTTTTCTTATGAGCCTGAACAAGCTACCCGTGATACCCGGTGTACGGCAGCCGCGATCGATCGTAAAGGTGGGCGGCGAGCGCATTCCGGCGTGTGTGAGTTGGTCGGTCCTGAGCAATTCGTACGAGCAGGCGGACACATTCCAGGTCACTCTCGCAACGGCTGTCTTGCCGCCAGATCGCGACGCGAACTGGTTCTCCAGTCAGCTTGAATTGCTGGGCGAGATCTTTGCTGGCTTTCCGTCGAATCCCAGCCAGTACGACGAGGCCGAACTTGAAAGTCTGATCTATGGTCGTGTGGACAGCGTTGAACTGGATCCGGTTTCGGCTCAACTCACGCTGAGCGGCAGGGATCTGACGGCGCTGTTTATCGATGAGAAGGTGACGTTGCAGTTCCAGAATCTGACCGCCTCAAGCGTGGCAGCAAAGCTGGCAGCCGAGCATGGCCTGCAAGTTGCAGGTCCGGCCACCAAGCAGAGCATCGGTAAAGCCTACGCACGTGACAACGTAAGCCTGACGCATCAGCTAACCGAGTGGGATTTGCTGGCCGCGCTCGCTCGGGCTGAAGGGTTTATCTGTTACGTGACTGGCAAGACGCTGCACTTCGAACCGCGTCCTGCGCCCGCAGCCGAACCGTACGAGCTACGGTGGGGGCGCGATGAGAGGGGCAACGCGGAGGCCAACATGGCAACCCTGCAGCTTTCGCGCGATCTGACGGTTGCAAAAGGCGTCACGGTCGAAGCGCGCTCATGGAATGCGAAGCAGGGTAAGCGATTCGTCGCCCGCTACACCAATGCGCCAGGTGGCGATCAGGGCCAGAAGCCGACGCATACCGTCGAGCGCAACGGACTCGACCAAGCCGGAGTTAAGCGTCTGGCCAAGCAGAAGTACGACGAAGTCGCGCAGCACGAAATGAAGCTACGTGCCCGTCTGCCAGCGGACCAACTCCTCACGCCCACCGACACCCTCCGTCTAACAGGCACCGGCACCCGTTTTGACCAGGACTACCTCATCGACAGCATCACCCGCAGCATGAGCCTGAGCGAGGGTTATGTGATGGACATCTCGGCCAAGAACATCAACAAGGGAACGAGCAAATGATCCAACAGCTTCGCAACCAAATGGTGCTCGCCGCGATGATGGCGCAGTCCAATCGCGCCGAGAACCGCATGGGCATCGTTACCAGCTACGACCCGGGTACGGCCTCTGCGCGCGTACGCCTCCAACCTGAAGACCCCGCCGACCCAGCGCGCTCGCTGACCGGCTGGATGCCCGTTGCCTCTGCCTGGGTCGGCAATGGCTGGGGCATCGATGCGCCGGTCAGCCCGGGCGATCAGGTGGAGGTGCAGTTTCTTGGCGGCGACATCGAGAACGGCTACATCTGCGCGCGTTTGTTCAGCGATCAGGCGCGGCCGACCGGCGCGCAGTCGGGCGAGTTCTTCCTGACACACGCGTCGGGCTCCAAGCTGCAATTCCACAACGACGGCACGGTCACGCTCATCAGCGCGGGCACGCTCACCACCCAGGCGCCGCAGTGGAACCACACGGGGCCTGTGCAGATCGACGGTGCGCTGGTGGTTACGCAAACCATCACGGGCCAGGCGGGCATGGCGGTGTCGGGCAACAACGGCACGGGCAACTCGATGAGCATCAGCGGCAATACGCAGTTCAGCGGCCAGGTTTCGGCGAATGGCCACCGGATCGACGACACACACCGCCATACGGGCGTGCAGTCCGGGTCCAGCAACACAGGGAGCGTGGCATGACGCAGCAACTTCTGAACGACGTAAACCACTGGGTGGGCGGCGACATCATGGTGTCGCCCACCGGCGATCTGGGTCTGGCCAGTGCAGACCTGCGAACGCAGCAACGCATCGTGCGGCGCCTCGTCACCAACCCTGGCGACTACATCTTCCACACCGACTACGGCGCAGGCCTGCCGCAGAAGATCGGCGAAACGCTCGACGTGCCGGCGCTGCGCGGGCTGATCCGCTCGCAAATCCTGCAGGAAGCCGGCGTTGCGCAAGACCCCGAGCCGCAGGTGGATGTCGCGGCCATCACCGGTGGTGTGAGCGTGCGCATTCTGTACAGCAGCGCGGTCACACGTGAGCCGGTGTCCCTTCAATTCAATGTGAGCAAGTGATATGTCCATTCAGACGCAAGACTGGGTGACGCTCGTGCGTAACCAGGTGGCGGCTATCCAGGGTTACGCCAAGGTGCTGGTCGACCTGACGGTCGGATCGGTGCTGCGCGCCGTCGTTGAAGCCAACGCGGCGGTAACGGTGTGGCTGCAAGGGTTGATCCTGCAGGTGCTGGCGATCACTCGAGCGGCAACCTCGAGCGGCGCCGATCTCGATACGTGGATGGCCGATTTCGGTTTGACACGCTTGGCCGCCGTGCCGGCCACGGGCAGCGTCACGTTCTCGCACTTCACCGTCACGCAGCAGGTGCTGGTGCCGGTGACGGCGGTGGTGCAGACGGGCGACGGTACGCAGCAGTTCAACGTGGTGATCGATACGACCAACCCTGCCTACAGCGCCACGCTCGGCGGCTATGTGATTGCAGCCGGTACGGCCAGCGTGAGCGTGCCAGTGCAAGCGGTCACGCCCGGCGCAGCGGGCAATGCGGTGGCGGGCGCCGTGTCCACCATCGTGGGTGCCATCTCGGGCGTGGACACGGTCAGCAACACGGCGGCGTTCGTCAACGGCGCAGATGCCGAGCCCGATACGGCATTCCGATCACGCTTCATCGCTTATGTTGCGAGTCTGTCGAAGGCCACCAAGATGGCCATCGGCTCGGCCATCGCCAGCGTGAAGCAGGGGCTGACATACGTGATTCTGGAGAATCAGACCTACGCCGGGTTGCCGCAGAACGGCACCTTCATCGTGATCGTGGATGACGGTACGGGCGCGCCCACGTCAACGCTGCTTGCCAGCGTGAGCAACGCCGTGGATGCCGTGCGCCCGGTGACGAGCACGTTCTATGTGTACGGGCCTGTCGTCGTTAACGCCACGGTCTCCATGAGCATCGCCACGGCTGCAGGCTACACGCATCAGGCCGTCGCGCTGCAAGTGCAGGCGGCCTTGCTGAGCTACATCAACAGCTTGCCGCTGGGCACAGCATTGACGTATTCGCGGCTGGCGCAGGTGGCGTATGACGCGTCGCCTGCAGTTACCAACGTCACCGGCACACTGCTCAACGGCAGCACAGCGGATTTGCCGGCCACCAGCCTGCAGGTCATCAAAGCCACAACCAACTCCATCACGGTGACGTAATGGCAACCGGTGACCAACAAGACATCTTCACGCGCATACGCGGGTATCTGCCGCGCTGGTTTGGCGATGTGGCGCAGTCGCCCGTCCTCAACGGGCTGCTGCAGGGCCTTGCATACAGCGGCGCCTACGTCTTCGGCCTGTATGCCTATGCGAGGCAGCAGACGCGCATTCTGACCGCCACTGACGGCTGGCTCGACATGATTGCGGCCGACTTCTTTGGCCTGTCGATCCGGCGCAGGACCGGGCAATCCGACGCATCGTTTCGTGCAAACATCGTCGCCAACCTGTTTCGTGAACGCGGCACGCGCGGCGCCATCATTCGCGTGCTGACCGACCTGACCGGACGTGCCCCGACAATCATCGAACCGAGCCGCCCTGCAGACTGCGGCGCCTACGATGCCCCGAACAGCGGCTACGGCATGGCCGGCGCTTACGGGCAGGTCTCGCTGACGTATCAGGCGTTTGTGCAGGCGTATCGCCCGCTTGGCAGTGGCATCCCGAACGTTGCCGGCTACAGCATCGTCACCACTGGCTACAGCGCGCCGTCGCAAGGCGAATATGTTGATGCGTCGATGAGCAGCAACACCGTGTCCGACGCCGACATCTACGCCGCCATCGAATCGGTGCGGCCCGCCGCCTCGATCATCTGGACGCGCATCAGTTCCTAAGCGCGGACCCACGCGCTTTCCTTACCATCGACAGCCCGGCAAGACGCCGGGCTTTTCTTTTGGAGAACAGTCTTGGATCGTCAGATTGTCTACAGCGGCCAGGTGCCGCAAACCACGGACCTGCTGAACACCAACCGGCAGACCATGATCGCGCTGGCAAAACTGTGCGCGGATCTGTTTGGCACATCCACCGTCATCTCGGGCCTGGGCTGCGTGCCCACCACGCCCGCGTCGATGAGCGTGACCATCAACCCGGGGCAGATCTACCAGCTTGCCAATGTGGACGGCACGCTGTACAGCGCGCTGCCGCAAGACACTGCGCACAGCATCCTGAAGCAAGGCATCTTGCTGGATGCGCAGTCTTTTACTCTCACGGCACCTGCCACGTCCGGCTACAGCCAGAACTACCTGATCCAGGCGGCTTACCTTGAGAGCGACGTCAACAACGTCGTGCTGCCGTACTACAACAGCGCGAACCCGTCGCAGGCATTCAACGGGCCGGGTGGCAGCGGCAATGCGCAGCCGACGACGCGGGCGGGGCAGGTGTCGTTGCAACTCGTGGCCGGCACTGCTGCATCTACCGGCACGCAGACCACGCCCGCTGTAACCGCGGGCTACGTAGGGTTGGCCGTCATCACGGTTGCCAACGGGCAGAGCACGATTACCAACGCCAGCATCGTCCCGTATCCCAATGTGCCGACGGCACCGACGGGTGGCTTTCTGGCGGCCATCGGCGAGCGCTATTCCAGCATCCAGAACGTCGCCACATCGAGCACGCTCACCACGGCGGCGCTTGGCGCACTGGTTAACGTCACGGCCACCGGCCAGACCATGACGCTGCCGCCCGCCGCCAACTGCCCGAACGGCACGAGCATCTGCGTGACCTATATGCAGGCCAGCGGCTCAACCGCCGTCACGCGCAATGGCGCCGATACGCTCGCGTTCGGCCAGGGCAGCAGCGCCAACAGCCTCACGCTGAATCCCGGGGAGGCGGTGCAGTTTGTGTCGAATGGGGTGAACGGGTGGGTGAGTGCCGGGCAGACGTTGACGACGGGGGTGACGCCGGCGCAGTTTGATAGCAGTGGGAAGTTGGCTACGACGGCGTTTGTGAAGACCGCAGGGCTGCAGCTTGCGGACTACGTAGGGTTCAGCGCGAACACTACATTGCCTGCTTCAGTCTGTGGGAAGGTGGTTACGTTGGTAGGTAACGGCATCACATTGACGTTGCCTTTGTTGTCGTCGGTTCCTGTTGGCTCGACCATTACCTTTCACCCTGGTGGTGCATCAGGCACCGTCATCCAGCGTCAAGGTTCGGACAACATCTTTGGCGCCGGTGGAAATTTGGCATCGTTTGCTTTGAGTGGAACCGATTCAATCACCTTGCTAGCCTCAACAGTCAGTTGGATCCCGATTTCAGGCTCCGGGCAGATGCAGTTTTCGTCTCTGCTCGGCTCGTCTCTGCAGAGCAGTGGCTACCAAAAGTTACCAAGTGGATTGATTTTGCAGTGGGGCCAAATTCCGGCGATGCCAGCAACCGGGACAGCTTCGGTAACGTTTCCGATTTCATTTTCAATCGCGTGCTATTGCCTAGTAGGTTTGCCCACTGGTGGTGCGCAAGGGACGCTTGAAAACTTTAGTGGCGCGTCCGCGACCAGCGTCATTTTTGGGGAAGGCGGCACGCGCAACATTAGTGGTGGCTCGTATTTGGCAATCGGAAAATGAGGAATAAAACATGATCTTCTACGCAAAATCCACCGGTGGCTTTTACGATCCCGCCATCCACGGCACCAATATCCCCACCGACGCCATCGACGAATCCAAATGGTCGATGACCCATGCGCAATTGATGGACGCGCAAGCGGCTGGCAAGAGGATCACTGCCGATGCAGACGGCAATCCGGTTGCCGTCGATCCGATCTCGCTCATGACGTTGGACCAAGTGCGTACAGCACAGGCCATCAAGGCCAGCACCGCATGCGGAACCGCGCTGACCACCGGCTTCACCTCATCCGTCCTCGGCACACCCCACACGTACCCGTCCCAAGACGACGATCAACGCAACCTCCAAAGCGCCGTCAGCGCCTCGGCTGTCGCACCGTCAAACTGGACAACACCCATCTGGTGCGCCAACAACGATGCCTGGTCCTTCACCGCGCACACTGCCGCGCAAATCCAGCAAGTCAACGCCGACTGGCTGGCCCACCGCGTCGCCGCGCAGCAGAAGTACGCCGACCTGATCGCCAGGATCAACGCCGCAAACAGTATTGAAGAGGTGCAAGCCATCGACTGGTAAGCACCGCCATCCCAGCAACACAGCCCGCCTTCGCGCGGGCTTTTTCATTTCCGGGGGAACCATGTCTGAACCCATCAGCGGCAGCGCCGTTGCGGGGGTGGCGGGCGCTGCTGCCTTCAAGGCGCTTGGCGGGTTCGCGGCCGTGGCTTTTGCTGCGACTGTGCTCGCCACCATCGTCGTCATGGTGATGACGTTGCCTCGCGCCCGCGGAGAGTGGGCCGTTGCGCTTATCTCCACCGTCATCGCCAGTGTGGGCGGCGGCGCCACCGTCATCCAGTACTTCGGGGTAGCGCATTGGATCGGCTCGGCCAACGGTGCCATGGCACTCGGCGGCATCTACTTTGTCTGCGGCCTGCCTGGCTGGGCGTTCGTGCGCTGGGTCTTCAACTTCATCAACAAGCGGCGCGATGCCGACCTCGCTGAGGTCGTCGACGACGTGCGCGAATCCCTGCATAAGGCAAACCATGGCTGAACCGCTTCTCACTGCGGCGCAACTGCGCGCCGTCATGCCCAACGCCGGCGGGCGCGCCGATGTGTTCGCCCCCATCCTGGCCGACGTGTTGCTGTTCCGGCAGATCAACACGCCCGCACGCATTGCCGCGTTTCTTGCGCAGGTCGGGCACGAATCCCGGCAACTGCGCTACGTGCGCGAGCTGTGGGGTCCCACGCTGGCGCAGCGCGGCTACGAAGGGCGTGCCGACCTCGGCAATACGCAACCCGGCGACGGCAAGCGCTTTCTTGGCCGTGGCCTTATCCAGATCACGGGCCGCGCCAATTACCGTGCGTGCGGCATCGCATTGGGCCTCGATCTCGAAGCGCAGCCCGAACTGCTCGAGACACCCGCGCACGCCACGGCATCAGCCGCGTGGTTCTGGCTGAACAATGGGCTCAACCGCTTTGCCGATCAGGACAGCGACGCCGCCTTTGTGCAACTGACGCGGCGGATCAATGGCGGCACGAATGGCTTCGATGATCGGCGTGCACTGTGGTTGCGCGCCCGCGCTGTGCTTGCAGGAGGAACAGCATCATGAGCTTGCTCGACCCGCGCTTTTGGGGTGGCGCGCTCCTGGCTTTGGGGCTGGCGTTTGGCCTCGGCTACGGCACCGGAGATCTGCATCGGCTTCAGATCGAGCGATCACATGCGCTGCAAGCCAAGTTGGTCGCCGCACAAACGGAGGTCCGCCAAGCCACGGTGACTGCCCAGGTGATCGATCGAACTGCCCAGGCGCAGGCGCGCATCCAGACCGTTTTCCGAGACCGCATCGTTTACCGAGACCGCGAGGTACCCCATGAAATCGTTGTGCACGACGATGCTGCTTGCCGCATCCCTGGTCGTTTTGTCGGCATGTGGAACTCCGCCAACCGGGCCGAGCTTCCCAGCGCCGCCGGCCTCCTTGATGAAACCGCCAGTGGCGTTGTCCTCTCTGACGTTGAAGCCCAGCACGAGCGCGAGGCCGAAGCTTTCCACAGCAACGCCCAGCAACTGAAAGACTTGCAGGACTGGGTGATTCAGCAGCAGGAGGCTGCGAAGCCTCAATAGACGCAGATATTGGGTTTGCCTCGCCTAATGACGCTCAATCGATGATGTCGGCGCAGGCGTCTGTGGGCGCGGCCGCCACATGTCCAACCAACGGCACCATCTTCAGGCCCGCAGATGCCACGCGGCACGGCGCGGCCATGACGCCGCAGCCGGAAAGAAGAGCAGCACCAAGCAGGGACACAGCGAGCAGAAGGTGTTTCATCGTGGATGGGTTTGAAAGCGAATGCCAGGCAGTGTGACACAGAGTCTTTCGCCAACCTGTGCGCGTTTGTATCGGGAAATGGCAATCTGTGTGGGTCTCAAAACCATGACGCGATGCGTCAGAGCGCAACAATAAAACGCGTTCGAAAGCCGCACAATGCTGACTTTGGGTGAAAAAGTCACATTCTCAGTTTGCGCAAATTAACCCGCCAACCTTGGCTGTAGGCCGCAAAACCACTGGTGATGCGGGTTTTCCCGTAATTTCACATATCGCAACAATAAATTGTCTGTCGCGACATTTATTGTCTGAACAGGCTCGCCTACGATGACTCCATCGAATGCGGCGCCGCAGCGAAAAAGAAGATCCGGGAAATGCCCGGATCACCTGCCCGACGCGCTGCGCCCATCTGGAGAAGACATCATGAAAGCCCAACGTACTCTGATTGCTGCCCTGATCGCCCTGGCAAGTGTGCCGGCCCTGGCCGCAGCCAAGTTTGACGTGTACACGCAAGGTGCTGCGCAGGTCAGCCAACGTTTCGACGTGTACTCGGACGGCGCCAAGGCTGGCGACAAGTTCGACCCGTACTCGCAAGGCGCCAAGGCTGGCGACAAGTTCGATCCGTACACCCAAGGTGCCAAGGCCGGCGGCAAGTTCGACCCGTACACCGAGGGCGCCCTGGCCCGTGTCGGCAAGTTCGATACCTATACCGAAGGCGCCAAGGCTGGCAGCAAGTTTGACCCGTACACGGAAGGCGCATTGGCCCGTGCCGGCAAGTTCGATACCTACACTGAAGGCGCCAAGGCCGGCAGCAAGTTTGACCCGTACACCGAAGGCGCCGTGGCCTGA